AGATCCTGTAACTGTTACAGGACCAGCTAAAACACCAGAATCCATTGTCTGTGTTTCCTGGATAATAGAATTATGTGTAACGACGTACTTTGTTGGACTCATGCTTGGAGAAGGAGTTTCTTGTGCTGGCAATGTGCAAAAGATTTCTTTCGTTCCTGCAGAAAAACTTACAAGGTTGTCAGAATTGGAAGATGAAAATATCGATCTTGAAACTATAGCGTTCCCGCTAGCATTTAACGTGCATTTACCAACCTCAAACTCAGTTAAAGATATATGGGCTATACAAAAATATGTTTCATTGTTACCACCTATGCCTGCTGCGAAAGTTTCAAAGCCATCAACAGCACCAGCTAAATTAATAGTTCCTGGTGAACCAGTAAATGTCGATGTCTCCTTGACACGATCGTTTATGATCAAAGCCATAAGAGCCTCCTACGAAATTCTTATAATAGCGTTCGAAGTGTCAGCAGTTGGAAACTGTATAGTAAACGTTCCGTTTGAAGCAGTAAAGTCTCCACCAAACGCTAATACACAAACAGCATTAGTTGTGCCTGATCCTCCAGCAGTCGTAGTGTTGTAAATCAACGCTCCGTTAGCTGTAAAACTAGCAGAAGTAAATTGAGCATCTTGAAAATCAACAAATGCTACTGAAGCTCCAGACGAGCTTGTTACTCCGTTTCTAGTTAAGGTTGCACCACCTGCAGTGTATGCAGTTCCTGATGTATTTGATATTTCGTTTGACGTACTGTATGCGGTAGTAGATGCACCAAGATTTGCAGATGACGTGTACAAAGCAATCTTGAATGTATGACCACCACCTGACGCAAAATTATGCTTACCTTCCAACAATTCACCTTTGAAAGTGTTGCATATAGCTGATGATATTGCCATTTTATTTTCTCCTTATGGTTGTTGTGATTCCAAGGGAAGACGAAGAATACCATCATAATATTCATCCCGTCTTCTTCTACCTTGTTGTTCAAGTTGCAAGCCTTGTAATGCTTGTTGGTAGCCTTGTTCATAATATTGCAACATATTATCGGGACCTTTAAGAAATCTAAATGCTTCTACAAGACAAGCATAAAGTAAGACTTTCGGTGCATTTGTGCTCACCCAAGTTGTAGTATTAGATGAGGACAAACCCGTAGGTTGCTTATTCAAAGCTAATTCAATCTTATAAGCTGAATTTGGAGTAGGTGCAAGATATAACCTATCTTGATCCCAATTTGCGTAATACTTTGGTTTACCAGTGCTGTCTCTATTTGGCCAATATTGATTCATAAATGTAACGTCTTTTTGTTGAAGATACTCCCTTACAGGTGTAGCCCCAGATGTATATATTTGCACAGATCTGGTAAAAGCATCTTGTCCTATATTTGCACCTGGAACAGCAACAAAAGGATTTCCTACAGTTAAAGTTGCAACTTGGTATGATCTAAACTCATCTAAATCTATTTCTCTAAAAATTCTATCTTCAGCATGTTCTATAAAATCATTTACTATTATATCTGTAAGAACATCAGAAGTTGTTTCTGTATAGTCTCTTATTTGAGTTTGTAATTCTGCAAAAGTAGTCATGTTATAGCGATCTCCACTTTACCAACAAAAGAATTAATTTTTGTATTTTTATTATTGTCGACAGGTTGCATACCTTCTGACTGAAAAATATTATTAGCAACTAAATTTATTCCAAGTAACACAGTAGCTCCAATAACTTGTGGTTTTGCATATTGAAGAGATTGTGGATCTGCAGGATGATATTTAGGCTCTAGCTGAGGATGTTTAGATTCAAATTCACTTACGTGAACCCATGAACCATTCCACTCTTGAACCATCTCATTGTATGGAAAAGCAAGACCTGATCTATCAGATATTCTTTTTGCAAATCTTCCTGTAGCGTATCTAGACATTATACTCCTGAAGGGTAATAAGATTGAGGTGTTAAAAATAAACTTGTTCTTTCTCCATCTTCGTCTGCTGCTCTTTTAAATTCATCTTCATATAAAAGTTTTAATGCTTGCATTCTTTCTGGTGCTTTTTTCATAGATATATAATATGCCAATCCTGCATTTAAACATGGAAGAAATCGAAAAGGAATCTCAGCGTTGTTCGTATAATCGCCAGCATCAGACATCCGAACAAGAGCATAGTATATTAGAGTGTACGCTTGGTCAGCTGCAGGATATAGATATAGTGTTGGGTTTATCGTACGTTCAAAATAGTATTGAGTTGGTCTTCCGCTGGTCGTTTTAACCGTGTAATTCCAATATTGAGCTCTGCTAATGGTGTTTGTTGAATAGTCATTGTTAGATGAATCTCTAATTATAACATCTGTAATTCCAACAATCTGTTGACTGTCATCTGCGTTAGCTCCAAATAAACTAGTTCCAGTCAAACTTGTTGTATTTGCAGCGAGGGCTTTTTCTTGTTTTTTAACTGTCCAAAGATTGATCCCTCTGTTAGCCCATTCGGCTAACATAAGATTAAGAGAACGTCTTGCGGTCTTGATATCGTATCCACTACGCACCTGTAGACCGCAACGTTCAAAAGCTTCTGAAATTATCTCATCAATAGATAAATCAAAATTAGCTGTAGAACCGTAAGTAGGCATTAGCCTCTTTTCTTACCTTTCTTAACTTTTTTCTTTTTACCCTTCATAACTTTACCACCATTTTTCATGCCCATAGCCATTGCTTTTCTTGGTGATACGTTACCTCCCATAGCCATTGCCATAGGATCTTTTTTCATCATGCCCCCACCACGTTTTTTAGCAGGACCACCTCTTTTCATAGCTTTCATTGCTTGTTTCTTTTTACCCATCATGTCGACCTCCGAATATTCGTTTATAGGTTTTTGCTCTAGATACCACAACGTCTTGATAGTACCCTCTTGGCCACTTCTCATAGTAACCAATTCTGTGCAGTTTATCAGAAGCTTCTTGTAATTGCGAGAACTTTTGTGCCAGCATCATAGAATACTCTAAGTCACTTTCTACAGTAGGGGTGTCCCCATTTGGAGTGACAAGAAACTCTTGTTCCTCCTCGTTGGCTGGATTGTGGGGATGAAAACCCATAAAAAATATATCCTTTTTATTATACCAAGTATTGTACGCATCTATAATTTCCTGAAACTCTTCTAAAGAATAATTAAAGTAAGGATCACAAAATATCAATATTTCGTGAACAGAAAAATCTAATTGTTGCAAATGTCCGTTTAGTTCAGTTTTATACCATTTATTTTTTCTTTTAACTTCAACAATTACCTTATCGTCTTTCCACGTTTTCTTTGCAAAAGGACATGCAGGAAAACCTCCTAAATGTTTATTAGGTATTTCTAAAAAATGCTCAGACCACTTACGTACGTCTTGTTTTACGTCCTCTTCTAATGGCATCTTTACCTTTCTTAAATATACTTGCTACTTGAGACTTACCCATAACTTTAGCTCTCTGTTCACCTACAGTTAAGATTTGAATTTTTCTAGCAAACGGTTTGTTAATTTTTTTAACTTTTGCAACAGTCTTTCTGGCGTCAGTAGGAGTAGCAAACTTAATACCCACAGTATCACGTGGATTTTCGTCAGTATAGAGACGTCTTCCACTGCCTTTTGGTTTCTTTCCTGTACCTTTTTTTGGATCTTTTTTAGAAGACACCTCTAAAACCAAAACCTCTCTGTGCTATGCCAGCTCTTCTTTGGTTTGTAATAAAACCGCCTTGAGCAGCAAATGTTTTTACATTTGTTGGTTTACCGCCAACACCTTGTGCTTTTGATCTTTTTCTTTTTACTGCTGATCTTCTTTGACTCTCAGTCATCCTAGCTGCTTTTGCAGCTGGTACACATTTTGGATATTTTCTTTTTGCATCTTTCTTTTGTTTGGTTCTACCGCATTTAGCAAAACCGCCTCCTTTTTTCTTGGAGCCAATATCTACCCAATCTTGCTCAAACCATTTTTTTAAGCTCATGTTATTTTAGTAACTTTTCTTTTATTCTCTTTTATTGCACCACAAGCTCTAGCAATACCGCCTTTATTAAATTGTGATATTTTTTTTCTATCTTGTGAAATTTTATTAAAATCTATTATCTCTCCACCTTTAGCTTTACCTGCAGGTTTTGGTCCTCTAAAATCTTTTCTCTTCACACCACTCGGATCCTTAATTTTGCCAGCACATATTTTAGAAGCGTAAGCATTTGCATATGCACTAGGATAAACTTTAAATTTTCTTTTTGCTGCCGCTTTACCTCTTGGACATAATTTTGTCATCCTTGCCCCCTGTATTTGACATATTGTCTTCTTTTGTTTTTGTTCTTTGGCCTACTGCGTGGAGAACGCCCTATACTAGTTCTTTTTTTGACTGGTGTAAAGTATTCGTTAACAGGTGCTTTAGCCATAATTACATCTGTGATAAAGGGTTTTCTAATGCTATTTTTATTCTTTTCTCTATCTTTGCTTCTAGCTCAGTCATGGCTTGCTCCAACTTATCCGTTAATAATTCCATGTCTTCCTGAATGTCCTTCGTGGTATCTCTTAACTCCTGGTTGGTTTCTCTCGAATCTTCTTTAACTAATTGCTCTACATCATTAACTATTTTTTCTACACGTCTCACATCTTGTCTAAGGTCGTTTTTCAGTTCATTGGCAACATCACTCACTAATCTGATTTCCGACATGATCATTTCCATCTCTTGCATAATCATGTTTACTTCTGTTTGTATAAGATCTGTTTTGCTATTTAACTCTTCTTTTGTTAAA